ACTGACCGTTACGATCCTGACGCGAATGCCGCTCTGAAAGCGTACCTGCCTGGCCCTGCTAGGTGGAACCGCGATAAGGCGCGCTGGCAGTTTCCTATCCACTGGGACTCGTGTACTGGAGCACGTAAGGTAGCCAACAAGTTTGGCGCTGATCTGAAAATGACAGCGGCGCTAGTCGAGTGGGCTACTCACGAGAAGTCGCACCAGGACACGATACCGGATGTACAATCCATGGATCTTGTTGACCTGCCACGTGTTCGAGAGCACGCGCCGGACATCTGGAAGATTATGTCGGAAGGCATTCCTGAATTGGGTTACCCGCCAAGGCCATACCAAACGGTAGGCGCGGCGTTCGCGGCACGGAACCGTTCGTGCTTGATCGCTGACCAACCGGGCCTGGGTAAGACCATTCAGACCATCGCGGCGATAGTGGAGGCTGATATTAGTGGCCCCATCCTCGTCGTAGCGCCGAAAGCAGCGGTTCAGTTAACCTGGCCGCAGGAGCTAAAGCGTTGGTTGCCAACGGATAACGTGATCACTCTTGACTCCAAGCTGAGTCCGAGTGGTCGCGTGGAAGCTGTCAAGGCAGCGCTGGCTACCGTCGAACACGGCGGCAAGCGGTGCTGGCTGATTACTTCGCCCAACTACGTTCGCATTCGTGCGAAGGTGGATGAGTACGGTAATTACGAGAAGGTCAACGGCGAGAAGGTCATTCACGCCGTACGTGAAACGGTTCTTGAGCTGTTTGGTGTCGAGTGGTCCGCCATCGTGGTGGACGAGTCACACCAGACGTTAGCGGGAGCCACCGGCAACAAGAAGAAGCAGAGCGCGCAACGGCTTGGCCTGGGCGCGTTGAACGTCCGTAAGGATGGTCTGCGAATTGCGTTGTCGGGCACGCCTTTCCGTGGCAAGGAATACTACCTGTGGGGTCAGCTGAACTGGTTGCGGCCGGATAACTACCGGAGCTACTGGAACTGGATCAAGCGACACTTCAACACGTGGCACGATGGCTACGGGCAGCAAATCGGAAAGATGATCGACGCCGAAGCGATGTATGATGAGGCTCGCAACGTTATGATCCGTCGCACGAAAGAAGAAGTGGCAAGTGACTTGCCCGCCAAGCTATACGGCGGTTGGCCGTTGATACCTGGTGGGCCGGTTGCGGTTTGGCTGGACATGGAACCGAAGCAGGCAGCTGCTTACGAGTCTATGGTCAAGAAGGCTGAAGCTGATCTGGAGGGCGGCACGCTCGTAACGAACGGTATCTTGGCGGAGCTAACCCGGTTGAAGCAATTCGCCGGTAGCTACGGCATGATGGCCGGTGAGCAGTTCATCCCGACGTTACCCAGTAACAAGTTCGACTGGTTGCTGGAGATGCTGGATGAGCGCGGTATCGACGGTGAGTTGGCGGGTCTACCTTACGACGAGCGCGTGGGTGTGCCCAAAGTGGTTGTGTCCTCCCAATTCTCGCAGCTGATCAATGCCTTTGCGAAAGGGCTGGGCGAGAAGGGAATCAAGGCTCACGTATTCACTGGTGATACGTCGGATAAGAAGCGCGAAGACATCAAGTCGGATTGGCAAGAGAATCTAACGAGTGACACCCGCGTACTGCTTCTTACTACGACCGCTGGCGGTGTCTCGCTTACGCTGGACGCTGCCGACGAGCTTGTGCTACTGGATGAAACCTGGAACACGAGCGATCAAGAGCAGGTGGAAGATAGGCTCCACCGGCTATCCCGTATCCACCAAGTTGTGATCTGGAAGGTGTTCTCTCGCGGAACGATTGAAGAGGGCATCGCAAAGGCCAACTTAGACAAGGAGGTTAGCATCAAGTCAATCATAGATGGGCAGCGCGGCGTGGGCTTCACTAAGGAGTTGCTTCACCCGTGACTGAAATCGCTTATGCGGCAATTGGGGCCGCGTCCATGCTCAGCTTCGCGCTGGGCCTCTGGGCGCGGCCTTTTTTGTCTCGAAATCTGTTTACGAAAGTTGTTGAGCCGCAAGAGCTTTCGGCACTGATGGATCGAATTGTCAATCAGGAAGAAGCTGAAGAGCGACGCAACGAGATACGACGGATGCTACACGACTCTGGCCGCCGTACGATGCGGCTAGATGGTGGCGCCCCGGCTAAGGTACACCGAATGCGGCGTGTCAAACGGGTACGTGGAGACCGCGAATAGCACCGCAATTCTTGGCAGAAAGTGGGTAAGAAACCTGTCGAAACCTGGCTAAACTATAGACACGACCATGGTAAACGGGTAGCGTTGGCTCCGTTATCGACTTCGCCAATACGAAAGGATATGCCAATGAGCGAAGCTACTACGGCGGGAGCGACCGTAACTTATACGGACAATCTCGGCAAGCAGGTCACCAAAGAGGTCAAGCCGACAGAGGCGCATGAGTCATTCCAAAGATGGCTCGCTGCTGGAGGTTTGACCATTCCTGTCGATCACGTCGCGGCCGCAATCGTGTTGCACGGCGAGTGGCAAGGGAGCAAGGGCCGCTCAGCTGAGCGAAAGGCATTGCGCGAGCAGCGTTATGCCAACGAGAAGGCTGCACGCGAGCAATCGCGTATCGACGCCGACAAGAAGCGCGCCGAAGCAGACCAGGCCCGCGCCGACAAGCAGGCCGAAGCTGACAAGAAGCGTCAGGACCGCGAAGCGGAGCAGGAGAAGAAGCGCCAGGACCGCGAAGCGAAAATTGCTGAGCAGGACCAGAAGCGCGCTGACGCCGAAGCTGAGCGCGACCGCAAAGCCAAAGAGCGCGACGAGAAGCGCGAGAAGGCAGAGCAGGAGCGTGAAGAGAAGCGCCAGAAGCGCGAGCAGGAGAAGGCAGACAAGGCCGCCAAGGCCGAAGCCGACAAGGCCGCCAAGGCGGCTGAGAAGGCAGCCAAGGATGCCGAAGCTGCATCTTCCGGTGCCGACGGTGACGACTCCGGCTCTGCTCCTGTCGATGGCCAGCCTGTTGGTCGTGGTGCGTTGCAAGAGGCGAAGCGCGAAGGACGCAACCTCAAGCGCCGCAGCCCTGTTGGCCAGAGCGCCGGCAATTTCGGTTAAGCGTCCGAAGCCCACACAGGACTAAAACGCGGTGGGCCAGGCCCCAGCCGGAACGTGGCGAGATACGCAACTCGCACGGCTGGGTGCCCTGGTGGATGTCAGGCTAGTCGTGGCCACGCTAAGCAGCCTTGGCCTGACATCCTCCAGGGTATGGCAACCCTGGTAAGAGAAGAACAACCGAAAGGGAAACTGAAATGGCAATTACTGCTGCCGAATTGAAGGTGCTGGGCGGGCCACTCGCGCCTGGCGCTTACGAGGTCTGGGCATTCCTCATGAGGAATCAGAATGGAAGTGGCCTCACTGTCGACCACATCGCTCGTAAGCTCAAGCTAAACTATATGACGGTGTATCTCCGTCTAGGCGGGAGCATGGGCAACGGCTACGTTCAGCGCGATAACGGTAGGCCTGCAAAGTATTACGCGGTGGTGCCCTCGTGAGAATTACCATCACGCCGGAAGGCAACATTGAGTTCGACGTTGACCTGGCGAACGGCCACATCGCAGAGGCCGCTGCGCTAATGCGGGCGGTCCAACAGGAGTACGCACCGGCGACTACTCCGCAGCCGGTAGCGCCGACACGAGAAGCCACGACGGTGGCGCGTAGGGAGAACGCCGAAGCGCGCCGTAAGGCTTTAGCTCTCGCGGAGCGGAAAGCCAACAGCCGGTACTACCAACTCAAGGCTAGCCAGGGTGCACGTACGTCGCGGATTGTAGCGGAGACATACGATTACATCGCTAGCTACAAGAACGGCCGCACTACGGATCAGCTATGCGAGCACTTCCACACGGGCAAGGCTACGGTGTGGAGTCGTACCGCATCGCTGCTGAAGGATAAGCTGATTGTTCAACCGGGTGGTAAAGGTTCGCCATGGGTGGCGACCAACGCACCGTTGGTGCCGCCCATGGGAACTGAGCATCACCCGACTCCATCCGACATGCCCAAAAGGAAGCAATCGTGACTAAAGCGCCGAGTACCCAAGAGTGTTGCTGGTCCACCAGACCTGGTGAACACAACCCGAATTGCAAGAAAATGCTTGAGCGTGATGAGCGCCGAGCGATGCGTGAAAGCAAATCGTTGAAACACCAAGTAGCCCATGCGATCTTTGGGAAGCTTTGGACCATCGACAACGAGAAGTGGATTTGGCCATTCGGCGGTAAGCCAGAAGGCGTGATCCATGTTGACTTCCAACGTGTTTCGCCGTTAGAAGGGCAACTGCGCATCAAGACTAAGCACGACGGCACCCACTACATCAACATCAAGATCAGCGAGATGCTATGAGAGGTCTTGACGACTGGTTGACCCGTGAGCCGGAAGATACCGGCTTACTCCTGAGCGATAGGCGCATCAAAGCTAAACGGGCACATGTGTGTAACAGCTGCAAGCGTACCATCAACCCAGGCGAGAAGTACCGCCGGCAATTCGCTATCTTCGACGGAGAGCCGGTCACCTACAAGATGTGCTCCGATTGCATCGCAAGGGAATACGATGCCTGAGTGCCCACACTGCCAACAAGAGATTGAGCCCTGTGCCCGTTGCGGCACGGGGTTCATTCACGTTGATACGCAATACCATTCATGTGCAGACAAACAAACTTTCGCGCAGGAGACTACGAATGGCTGAGTTGCCGTTGTTAAGGCAGAGCGAGAGAGCAGCTTTCAAACGCTGCCAGTGGGCGTGGTACCAGCAGTACGTTCGCGGCCTGGAGCCACTGATGCCAAGAGGCATGGAGCTAGCGGAGTTTGGGACGCTCGTCCACGTAGCTCTGGCTGGGTACTACCTACCTGGCCTAAAGCGCGGGCCGCATCCTGCCGAGACTTGGGAGCAACTAGCCAAGGACATGATCACCACCGTCAGGACGATGGAGGTACGCGACGATGAGCTGGTGGCCAAGTGGGAGGACTTCTACACGCTTGGCGCGGAATTGCTTGTCGCATATGTAAATCGGTACCAAGGTGACCCGCACTGGGACGTGCTAGACGCCGAGCGCCGGTTTGATGTCCTGATACCGGATGTGCGGGTGCCGCGTATGGAGTCGAAGAAGGGCAGGCGGGTTTACACACCAATCGTGAAATTGGTTGGAACGATTGACCTTTGCTACCGTGACCTCAACCAGGAGGACCCAAAGGGCAGGCCGCTCATCAAGATGGTGGACCACAAGACGATGACGAAGATTGAAACCCGCCACCTAACGCTAGACGAGCAGCCGTCCACGTACATCGCCGTGGGCACGCATTCCCTTCAGCGCCAAGGACTTATCGAGAAGGATCAAGTCATTGCCGGCATGGAGTGGAACATCATCAAGCGCGCCAAGCTCGACACTCGCCCACGCGACGTCAATAATCAGGCCCGTAACAATCCCCAAAAGCGCCACTACATAGACGCTCTCGTCACGCACTTGGACAGCGACTACGTGGAGAGCGACCGCGAAGGATTGATGAAGCTGAAAATGACTGACCTAGAAGCGATTTGCGCTCAGCAGTGCGTTGGTCCGGTCTACGGCGACATCAGCGCAGACCAGAGCACAGACAACTTCCTGCGCTACTTTGTGCCGCGTACTCCGAAGGAACGGCAGCGCCAGATCGTTCGCATCAGCGAAGAAGCGCGAGTGATGGCTGAGGTACGCGGCGGCAGGTTGCCTGTACTGAAGACTCCGACGAAGGACTGCCCGTGGTGTAAGTTCTTCGACCTGTGTGAGCTTGACGAAAGTGGAGGTGACACAGAGTATTTCATTGAGACTGCGATGAAGACATTCGATCCTTACGCGGATCACCGTGAGGGTGCGGACAATAGCAAGAAGGTGAGGTGATCAAAATTGTTGCCAGAGTTAAGGATCGTGGAATGGTCGAGTTAGACCGTTTCAAGACAAGGGTTTTGAGGCAGAAAGCATTGAAACGAGTGAAAGGCGTTGATGCAGACTGGATCCTAGCCAAAGTTGAGGAAATCGAAAGGTACGTTGTCCGAATGGACGAAGCACCATACAAGGAACAGGAATTCATGTGACAATGAAAGTGCAATTTCCTGACGAGATCATCTCGTTACAGGATGAGGATGAGTACGTCAACCTCATGATCTACGCCGACAGCGGCGTGGGCAAGACCGTGTTCGCAGGGTCTGATGATGACGTGCTGTTCATCGCGCCGGAAGACAACGGCACGTTGAGCGCCAAGCGATTTGGCTCAACGGCGATGAAGTGGAAAATCCACACGTGGGCCGACATTCAAGATGCCTACAACTGGCTGCGCGAGCAAGACCCGATACCGTTCAATTGGGTTGTGCTAGACAGCCTTACGGAAATGCAGCAGATGTGTATGCGGCATATCCTTGACCAAGGCGTTGAGCTAAATCCTGGTCGTGATCCTGACGTACCGCAGCTTCAGGACTGGGTGCCGTATTACGAGAAGTTCCGGCGACTTGTCAAGAGCTTCAACGCTTTACCGTGTAACGTTCTCTACACCGCGCTCCAGATGGAGGATGAGAACGAAGAAGGCGACAAGGTCGTGATCCCAATGCTCCAGGGCAAGGGCACGCAGTACGCCAAGGCGACGGCCAGCTGGATGACGAGCTTCGGCAACATGCGAGTTGTTCGGCGTAGGACGGGAACTGATGAAGACGGCCACGCGGTTTATGAGGAGTATCGCGTAATCCAGTGGCGCGGAAGCAAAACCGTCATGGCCAAGGACCGTACGCGGTGCTTGGAGCCGAAAACTGTTATACGAGAAGGCCATATTGGCAATCTCAAAGAGCTACGGGAACTGTTAGAAGCAGGACCGCAGCAGCCTGCGCCTGGGCGGGTTGTACCCAACAAGCGCAATCGCCGTAGCAACCGCAACGGTGAAAAGGAAAGTAACCCAATGAGTCTGGTGAAGGCAACGCAAGACTCTGTCGACGAGGCAGCCGACATGGTTGGGATTGAGGAGGAAACAGATGCCTAAGATGAAGTGGGACATATCCGGTAAGGGTGTGCCGCCAAGCAAGGCCGGTGGGCTGGGCTACGATGGACCGGAACTGCCGAAAGGCAGCTGGCCCGCCAAGGTTAAGCGCATGGAGGTCATCAGGATTGCCTCCAACACCGTGAATAAGGGCAAGCCGCGTATCCGACTGCTCATGGAGGTTCAGACCGCAAACCTCAAGGGCAAAGAGGAATACCACGGTGCGCCGGTTTGGGATGGGCTCAACATCATTGAGCAGTCCCAAGGTTTCGTCAACGCATTCCTTCACGCTCTGACGGACGGTTCTGAAAGAGCCAAGCGCGCAATCGAAGCCGTGTTCTGGGATGAGGACAAAGGCCCAGACTACAAGCGAGTTGAGAACAAGCGCGGTGATAAGGAAACCCACATCACCAAAATCGGTCGCGTTCCGATCAATTCGCCCAACGGTGAAGTCATGATCCAAATCGTCACTCGCGCAGGCCAAGACCAGAACGGCAACTACCGTCCTGAAATTGCCGGCTACCTTCCGTATCTCGGCGAGAAGCCGAAAGCTGTTGAGCCGCAAGACGATGATGAAGATGACGACCTCATTGGTGACGAAGAAGACGATGAGGAGGACTACGAAGAAGATGAGGACTACGAAGATGAAGAGGATGAAGGCGACGATGACGAAGACATCTCCGACGAGCAAGACGCCAAGGAGACAGCCAAGTCTGGCAGTCGCAAGCGTCCACCGTTCTGATTCGTAATCATGTCCGAGCGAAGCTGCCCGTGCGGTTGTCCTATGGTGTGGACGAAGCACGGGTGGCTTTGCCTCCATTGCGATTTGGGGAGAGAACTTGCCAAATTACGACAAAGACCTAATCCTGCGCCTGGACATGATTCCGGCGCTAGGTAGTGCTCAGCTGTACATGTGTAACCCGTATATTGGTGGCTGCGGCTTAACCGACTGGGGCAACGACAGCACACCAAACCACGTTCGGTGGCGGAAGTACCACCGACGCAAATGCCACGGAGCAAAGCAATGATAGCGATATTAGGTTGCGGCCCAACAGGATTGCTGGCGGCGCACGCTTGCGCCCTAGCTGACGCTGACTTCCGCATATTCTCCAAGCGACGTAAGAGCCAACTGTACGGCTCCCAATACCTTCACGAGCCAATCCCAGGTGTGATCAAAGAGGATGAAGGCCGTCACGTTACGTACGTGAATGTTGGTACGCCAGAAGAGTATCGGCGCAAGACGCACGGCAAGTTCTGGGACGGTATCATTGCGCCAGAGGACTTTGAGACAGAGCACATGGCCTGGGACATCCGCGAAGCCTACCACCGACTGTGGCTGATGTACGGCGGGTGCGTGGAGGACTTCCAAATCCCAAGCCGCTTAATGGAAAACGGCAAGCCGGATTGGGCCAGAGAGCACCCATACCTCCACCTACGGCACGAGCTAGACATTGAGTCTTTCGACTTGGTGATATCGACTGTGCCGCGCAATATGTGGGCGGTAAGCGATGATCAGTTCATCTACTCGCTAGGGTGGGCTATCGGTGACGCGCCAGAAAACGGAACATTCGTACCCTATGAGATAGACGATATGACGATTGAGTGTAACGGCAGCAAATTCGTTGCATACAACCGGCTTTCAAATGTGTTCGGGTACAAGACGGTTGAGTGGCCGGCATGGATGCGTGGTGTCGAGATCACAGCCATGACGGGCAAAGAGCCTAGCCGATTAGTTAAGCCGTTGCGGTACATACCATCTGGGATGAACTGCCCGTGGAATAGCTGGCTACATGTAGGCCGATACGGTCAATGGCAGAAGGGCATACTGACAACTGACGCCTTCAAGGACGTCACGAAACGATTGGAGTACATGCGATGACTGATGATTACATGGCGAAGAAACTTGAAGAGCGCGGTTACCCCGGCTATCCAAGCACATCGCAAGCAGACGTAATACGCGATCAAGCTGGGTTACGACCTACCGCTGAAGTCATGAGCGAAGTGATGAATGCCAACCCAGGAGTGCCCATGGAGGTTGAGCCAAATCCATTGCCATTACACGAGATTCGTGTGCGCGCTTGGGGTGAGCCGGATAACATCAACCATAGCTTGGGCCTGATCACGATTGAAATTGCTAACCCACCAACGGTACAATCAGAGCGCATTCTACTCTGCGTATTGCCAAAGGTGTTGGAGCTATTCCTCAATAAGAACAAGGATTACGGTGACGACTTCGATGAGTTCAAACTAGGTGCTAAAGGTCAATTTGTTGACCTGTGGCGCAAGGTTGGTAAGCTGAAGAAGGCGTTGTGGGATGGCAAACCTCTTGTGGGAGAGCAGGTTCCAGAGATCATGATGGACTTAATTGGTCACCTTTTATTAGCCCTACTCGATCCTAAACAGGCTAAAAGGGACTAGGATTGACCCGTAATGACGAACGTGAGTAAAGCTCCGATAAACACCGGAATCTATTGCGAGCCAATACTTTCAGATTATGAATCTGCAGTAGACTACCGCACTGGCGATGGGCAAGTAGTTGCTCATTCAGATAGGGTATGTGTCTATAAGGAGCGTGCTGGGCGAAAGGAACAGCCTGTACTTGATAGGCTTTGGGCTAGAACGGATGTCGTTAAACATCCAAATTTTGATACTCCGTGTTGGCTATATGATGGTATAGACAAAATTCATAAGTATCAACAGATTTGGTATCACGGTAAATTTGTGCGAATACACAGGTTAGCGTTAATCTTAGATGGCGAAACTTTAACGCGAGGCATGACAGTTGATCATATGTGTGAACGTAAAAATTGTTGGAACACAGATCACTTAGAAGAAATAACACCAGGCGATAACACCCGCCGTTATCATCGTGGGAGGTGATATAAATGGATTATGTTTCGTTACACCACCATTCGACTTTTTCATATGGAGATGGTTATGGTTTGCCTGAAGAACATGTTGAGCGTTGTGCAACGCTTGGTATGAAAGCTATGGCGTTGACGGAACATGGTTGAGGTAACGTGTCGAGCCATGTACAGCTTGAGAAGGCGTGTACCAAGTTTGGCATCAAACCGCTGTTCGGCCTTGAGGGTTACGTTGCCCCGCCCAACGAGCGCAGGAAGTGCCATCAGACCATCCTAGCCATGACGCAGGCTGGTTATTCAAACCTGAACAAGTTAGTCGTTGAGTCGTGGAAAACCATTGGGAGAACCAGCAAGACACGGTTTCCGACGATTCACGTTGAGATGCTTGAGGAGTTTAGTGACGGACTCATTGTACTCTCTGGATGTTCTGATTCGGTGCTTGCCTGCACGCTCTTTGGTGGAAAGTCTTACGGTGCACCAGGATTCAGATTCGACCCAGAGCAATATCGGCGTGCCCTTGGGGTCGTGGAATGGTACCAAGAGGTATTTGGCGACAGGTACTACCTTGAAACTCAGCGCTTTCCTGCGCTGCGTCGAACTTGTAAGATCAATCAGGCCTACGAGCGCATTTCCAGAGACACCGGAGCACAACTTGCTGCGACGAGCGACTGTCATTATGTCTATGCTAGAGACAACGAGATGCAGAAGGTTCTTCATGCGGCTCACCGTGGTTCTAGCGTATCCGCCACAGAAGCGGCTTGGGAGTACAACGTAACACTAGACATACCAGAGAGCGACGAGCGCGTGTACCAAGACCTTTTGGGCACGGGGTTAACGGAAGATGGTGCGTTACAAGCACTCTCGAACACCGGGGTGATAGCTGATCGTTGTGACGTGAAGCTCGCAAAGGTAGAACCGCTGCGGTATCCAATTGAGGGGAAGGACTGGCTACCGTGGTCGTAAAACCTGATCTCACTACGTACGCGATCAATCTTAAACCGTCTGATGAGGCAGTAAAGCTGTTGCGGCACTGGCTAAATTGTGGATGGGATTATCGCCTTGACATCACGCAAAACGAAAGTATGCTCAACCGACCCCAGCTATACATCGACAGAGTGGAAGCGGAGTTGGAGCTTATCATTGGCAAAGGTTTCGTTGACTACTTCCTGGTCACGAGCGACATTGTCAGGTGGGCTAAGGACCATGGTATTGCGGTTGGACCTGGACGTGGGTCAGCGTCTGCTAGCGTCGTATGCTATCTTCTCCGTATCACGGAGATTGATCCCGTGGTATTTGACCGTCTGCTTTTTGAAAGGTTCATCGACCCAAGCCGAAACGATTTGCCCGACATCGACTTGGACTTTGATGATGAGCGTAGACAAGAAGTCTTCGACTACGCGGCAAGTCGTTACGGCGCAGATAAAACGGGTAAAGTCGCAAACTTCATGAGATACAAGGGAAAGAACAGCATAGACGATGTCGCACGAGTCTATCACATCCCAAGTTGGGAGGCAGACAAAGTCAAGCGTCTTATCATTGAACGTGGTGGTGGAGACTCGCGGGAGGGCAATTCTCTTGAGGATACGTTTGCCGTATTCCCAAGAGCCCAAGAGGTTTTGGATGCGTATCCGACAATTGCCAATGCCGTCCGATTGGAAGGTAATTACCGTGGTATGGGCGTCCACGCGGCTGGTCTCGTCATCTCGAATACGCCCATCACTGACGCTTGCGCTTCGTACACGAAAACAACTGCGGGTGTTGAGACTTCCGTCATAGCGTACGACAAGAAGGACTCAAAGTACATGGGCTTCTTGAAGCTCGACATCTTGGGCCTTAGCACCATGAACGTGCTCGGTACTGCGGCCGAAATGGTCGGTATGTCGTTGGAGGATGTGTACCGTATCCCGCTAGACGACCGCAAGACAATGAAGGCTTTCCATAGGAGTGATGTAATTGGTATCTTCCAATTTGAAGGCCGCGCAACAAGACTCGTGTGCCGTGACGTGCGGCCTGATACGTTCCAAGAACTGGTTGATATCAACTCGCTGTCGAGACCAGGCCCATTGTTCTCTGGCACAACTGGCGACTACTGCGACGTCAAGCACGGACGCGCACAGCCAAAACGATTGCACCCCATCGTAACTCAGGAAACCCGCCAGACACGCGGCCAGATCATCTTCCAAGAGCAAATCCTCAGGATCATCAAAGAGGTTGGCGGGTTTCCACTTGACCGTGTCCACGAGATACGTTACATCATCTCGCAGAAGCTAGGTGAGGCGCAGTTCGGCAGTTTCTATGACCGATTTGAGAAGGGTGCGCTGGAGCTTCACGGTATAGACGCCCAGTTAGCCTTGCGCATATGGCGATTCATGGTTACGAGCGCCACCTACACGTTCGTTACCGCGCACTCCACCGGCTACGCGATCATCGCATGGTGGTGTCAGTGGTTCAAGCAGCACCACCCGGCTGCGTTCTACGCGGCTCGTCTAAGGAAAGCTGACGATGAGTACAAGCGAACAAAGCTCATCAAAGATGCTATGCGGCACGGGATTAAAGTGGTACCACCTGACATTGTGGACTCTCAAGTCAGCTGGACACGAACCGACAAGCGTACTGTGTGCGCGGGTTTCTTACAGATCAAGGGAATTGGGCCCAAATACGCACGAGCTATTGTGGATTACCTGGAATCGACGCACTGGGAAACCGCGCCTACTTGGGACGACCTCATTAAGGTCAAGGGGATTGGACCCAAGACTATTGAGCGCATTAAGCTGTTCGCGGCTGACCCAGACCCGTTCGGCATCAACAGGATTCATCGCATTCTTGAGGAGATTCGTGGGGATATAGCAGCCGGCAGTTTCCCTGGTATCCCTGACCCTACGCACACGAGCGATGACCTGGCCATGGATGGCTCGTTTGATGTTGTGTGGGTTGGTATTCCGGTAGCGAAGGAATACAAGGACATCGTGGAAGACGAGCGCGCCAGGACCGACAAGACGACAGAAGAGATACTGGCTGAGATAGATGAACCGGAGCTAACGAAACTGTGTGTGGTCAAGTGTATAGACGATGGTGATGAGGACGTTCACTGCCGCATTAATCGCTTTGACTTCAACAGATTTGCCGATAGATTGGAGACACTACGGACAAACGGCAAAGACGTGCTCATCGTAAAAGGCCGAAAGCGCGACGGTTTCGGCACCAACATACTAGTGAAGGAGATGTGGGGGTTATGTCTGGATTAAGTGACGGGTATGTGAACCCCGCCACTCAGCATGTGACGGAACAGCAACGAGCACAAGCTATGTCGCTGCTACAGAAGATGGCTGGCGTGATGGGCAGTCAGCAGCAGAAGCCCATTCTAAAGCTGTTGCGAGAGATGGGGATTGAACCGAAGTACATGACGGTGGTGGTTGGGGACATACCCACCGATTGTATCGTCATACCGAAGCAGGAGTTAATGTCCAAAGAGTACGCCTACTTGGCTGGCGTACCGCTGGAACAACTAGAAGGGAATGTAAGTGGAGAAACAAGTACAGAAGTGGGCTGATGTTGCTATGT